TTGTATTTAATTGTGAAAGTAATTCACATGGACAAACTGTAAAATCACAACCACACAGTGCTAGTGTTACAAACGTATTAACATTACCTGCAGGTGGTGATCAAGAGATTGTTGGAACAGCAGCTACACAAACTTTAACAAATAAAACTTTAACATCACCTAAAATAAATGAAGATGTAGCAGTAACTTCTACTGCAACAGAATTAAACTTATTAGATGGTATTACTGCTGGTACAGTATCTGCTTCATTAGCAGTTATAGCGGATTCAAATAAAGATATATCAGGATTTAGAAATGTAACTTTAACAGGTGAATTAGATGCAGGATCACTAGATATTAGTGGAGATGCAGATATTGATGGTACATTAGAAGCAGATGCTATTACTATTAATGGTACTACTTTAGCAGAAACTATATCAGATACAGTTGGTGCAATGGTAGGATCTAATACTGAAACAGGTATTAGTGTTACTTACGATGATTCAGATAATACTTTAGACTTTGTAATAGGATCTACTTCTATTACAAATGCTATGTTAGCAGGATCAATAGCAGATTCTAAATTAAACACAATATCAACAGCTGATAAAGTTGGACTAGCTGCATTAGATATTGATGGTGGTACAGATATTGGTGCTGATATAGCTGATGCAGATTTATTTATAGTAGATGATGGGGCAGGCGGAACTAATAGAAAAGTTGCTGCTTCTAGATTAATAACATATGTAAATGCAAATTCTAGTGCTGCATCTACAGGTAAAGCAATAGCAATGGCACTAGTATTTGGTTAAAAGGAGAAATAAATGGCAATACCTAATATAGTAAATGTAGCTACAATTCACGCAGAAACAGTTCTTGGTGATCTTTCAACGACACTAACAACAACTTTATTAACTGGTGAAGCTGAACACGTCTACAAAATAAATGTATTTAGAGTCACAAATGTCACAGATAATGATGCAACTTGTACAATTGATATTGAAAAAAGTGGAACACACAAAAAAATAGCAAATGAAATTACAGTACCTGCAAACTCATCTGTTGATATTATTGATAAAACTAATTCATTTTATTTAGAAGAAACAGATTTAATTAGAGGCGGTGCTTCAGCAGCTTCAACTTTAGAATTTGTAACATCATACGAAGCATTAGCAGACTAGGAGACTAACCTATGGGCACTAGTTATCCTGACAGAACAAATGCCAGAGGAATCTGGAAATTGTCTGATATTACTAGAAATATAAATACTGAGGGAACTTATCCTGGTTCTTCAGGTCATACAGCATTATGTGGTGGAGGACACGATGGTAGTCCATCAAATGTAATAGATGAATTTAATATGCTAACTAGCGGTAATGCAGTTGATTTTGGTGATTTAACAGCAGCTAGAAGTGGCTGTAGCTCTAATAGTAATCACACTCGAATGGTATGGTCTGGAGGAGAAACTGATTCAAATTTTGCTGCTCAAGATTATGTTCACTTTGCAACAAAGGGTAATGCTGCAGACTTTGGAGATTTATCAGAAGCTCAAGGTAATACAACTAGAGGAACAGGAAATAATATAAAAGCTGTGACTTCTTCTGGAAGTGGTAACTCAGATCTTTTAAATACATTTACATTTGCAACTTTAGGAAGCTCAACTACTTTTGGAAATTTAACAGCTGGTAGAAATGGTGCACCTCAAGGAATGGGTGATGGAGTTAGAGGAACATATGCAGGTGGAATGGCTCCTAATCAAAGTGATATTATTGATTTTATTCAAATATCAACTAATGCAAATGCTACAGATTTTGGAGATCTAACAGTTGCTAGAGGAGAGGCTTCTTCTGCAGATTCAAAAACAAGAGCAGTGTGTTTTTCTGGAAGAACTAATAGCCCTTCACCAGGAAGTATAGCTAATACAATAGATACTTGGCAAATAGCCTCACAAGGTAATGCGGTTGATTTTGGAGATATGCATGTTGCTAGAAAATCAATGGCAGGAGGTTTAAGTAATACAATAAAAGGATTTGCTGCTGGTGGTGCAGATGGAAGTGGAAATATTAATAGCATAGAACAAAATACTATCGCTTCAGCTGGTAATGGATCTGATTTCGGAGATTTATCATCAACTAGATCAGCTTGTCCTGGTAACACTTCAGGCCACGGAGGTTTAGCAGCAGGAGAATTATTTGAATTTAATCCAAGAGCCCCAGAACTTTATTCACCAACAGGGAAAGTTGTACCAAGAGGTGGTGGAGCTGGACAAACAGCTATTTATGCATGTGGATCAAATCCTGGTCAAACAAGCGATATGGAATTTATTCAAATAAATACGCTTGGTAATGGTACTGATTTTGGTGATATGACACAAGCAAGATATGGTGGTGGACCAAGTTCTAGTTCAACAAGAGGATTAACTGGTGGGGGTTACACAGGATCAGCATCAAATGTAATTGATTACGTTGAAATGGCTACAAAAGGAAATGGTGCTGATTTTGGTAATTTAACTGTTGCAAGATTTAATATTGCTGGAGGAGTTAGTAATGATACAAGAGGGATTATTGGAACTGGTTCAACTCCAAGTTTATCAAACACATTAGATTATGTCACAATAGCTACATTAGCTGATGCATCTGATTTTGGAGATTTAAGTGTATCAAGATCACAAACACCAGGCACACAATCTAATACAAGAGGTATTTTTGCAGGTGCAAGGTCTCCAGATTTTTTAAATACAATTGATTATATAACCATTGCAAGTACAAGTAATGCTACTGATTTTGGTGATCTTTTAGCTGCTAAAGGAAGAGGTGGAGGTGTATCTTCTACCACTAGGGGTGTATTTGCAGGTGGACACGATCCAAGTAATGATCTTAATGTAATAGAATATATAACTATTGCTTCAACAGGTGACTCACAAGATTTTGGAGACTTAACAGCTGCAAGAAGATTAGATGGTTGTGGAGCAAGTAATCAAATAAGAGGTGTATTTATGGGTGGTTATGATGCAGGGGCTAGTGGTTATAGCAATGTTATTGATTACATAACAATCGCTTCTACAGGTAATGCCACAGATTTTGGAGATATGTCTGTTGCATCAGGTAGTGGATCTATTCTTTGTAATGGACACGGTGGACTATCATAAGAACCTTGACAAAATTTAATAACACTATATAATATAATTTAATACCCCCTCTAAATAATAAAGAGGAAATAATATGTCAACTAAAGATTTAGTTATAAAAAAAATATCTGATTCACCTTTGGTAAAAAGGGAATATAAAGCTATGCTGGATAATATAAATAAAACTTTACCAGCTATAAAACAATCAAGTTCTAATTTTTATAAATCACATTCTCAATTTATGGGTGTAATGTTAGATGTAACTGCAATAACACCTATAAGATCAGTTAAACACACACTAGCTGAAATAGATAAAACAAGAATGGCTTTAGAAGAAGCACATCTTAAAATGATGAAAAAAGATATAGAACTTAGGCAAAAAGAAAAACAACTTGCTGATAATGATTTTAAAGATAGTTTAGGAAAAGAATTAATAGAAACTGAAATACTAGAAATTAAAGTTAATATGAATAATATTCAAAATTCTATATCTGGTGCTATTAGAAAGATGAATTTCTTTACTAACCAATATAAAAGTATTCTTAAAAAATTAGGTAAAGATGATATTACTGAAGAAGAATATGAAAAAGAAGAATCTAGATATCATGTTATGACTTGTATGAAACAAGCATTAAATGCAGCTAGAGCCAGAGGTGGAGTAATTGATGAAGGAAATTTAATTTATTTATTTGATATGGGTATTAATTCAGCACAAGCACAAGCTGAAATTTATGCTTATTTAAAAATGGAAAATAAATTAATGGATGAAGGTAAAGCACCTACACACGAAATGACTATGCAATGGCTAGAGGCATGTGCTGATAAATTCTCTGGAGATGCAAATAAATTTGCAGAACGTAGAGGCTTTAAATTATACGATGAAGAATCATTAAATACTAAACTAATAGATAATAAGGACAAAACAAATGGCAAACAAAATAATTAAATATACACTAACTGACGCAGGAACTATTCCAACTTACATAGCTGATGGTGGATACTATCCAAAAGCAAATGGTGGTGCATCTCCCCAAGATTGGGATATGATTGGTGCAACTGTAAATGGATCTAGTGAAACTGGATTAGGTGAATTAGCAAATGAAGCAGCAGTAAAAACTTATTTAGATAGTTATACATCTGATTGGACAACAGAAGATGCAGATGGAAATGAAGTACCTTTTAATCAAACTACTGCAGCAACTTTTATTTGGGCTAAAAAAATAGACTAAGGAATTTAAATGGCTAACTACCCACAACTGGATGATTGTTCAGGCGTATGGACTTTGAAAGAAGTTCATGATGCTGTTATGGGTGGTTATTGGCGTAATGCAAATTCAAAAGGTTTACATGTTGGTGGTGGTTCGCCTGCAGATGTAAAAACAATAGATAAAATAACTATTTCAGCAGAAGGTAATTCAACCGATTTTGGTGATTTAGATACGGCCATGAGTTCTCAAACTGGTTTTAGTTCTTTTGTAAGAGGATGTTTTGCTGGAGGTGCTCCAACAATTGATACAATTGAATACGTTACATTTACAACAGAAGGTAATGGAGCTGACTTTGGTAATTTAACTGATGGAGTAAATTTAGCAGCAGGTGGTTCAAACTCTGTCAGAGGATTAGTTGCAGGTGGAAGAGATCCAGGAATGTCTAATATTATTAATTACAATACGATAGCATCAGTGGGTAATTCAATTGATTTTGGAGATTTAACACAATCAAGAGCAATGTTTGCTGCTATGACTTCTCCTACCAGATGTGTTTTTGCAGGTGGCTTTACACCGAGTGAAGTAGACACAATAGATTTTGTTGAAATTTCAACAACAGGAAACGCAACAGATTTTGGAGATTGCGTAGCTACACAGTATAACATGGCTGGCACAAGCTCTTCAACAAGAGGTGTTACTATGGGTGCATATAATGGTGGTCAAACAGGTGTGTGTGATTTTCTTACAATTGCTTCACAAGGTAATATGCTTAATTTCGGTGATTTAAGTATAACAAGAATAGCCACTCAAGGCACAGGAAATAGTGTTAGAGCTGTTATGATGGCTGGTCAAAATACTAGTGGTAATGCTACTAACGTAATTGATTTTGGTATAATTTCAACGGGTGGAACATGGACAGACTTTGGAGATACGTTAGCAAACTATGGTGCTAAATGTGCTGCTGTTTCTGACTCGCATGGTGGTTTAAATGATGGGTATCAAGGAACAAGACCTTTACCGATTGGAGGCACAGGAAGAGGTATTGTACTGGGTGGATATAATTCACCAGCAGCAAAAAACACAATTGAATTTTTTAATATAGCATCAACAGGTAATGCGTCTGATTTTGGAGATGCATCATTAGCAGCATCTTTTGGTTCAGCTAATTCATCTTCAACAAGAATGATTATGCAAGGTGGTTATACTGATGCTCTTACTACAGAAACAGATACGATACAATATGTAGAAATGCAGTCACAAGGTAATGGAGCTGATTTTGGAAACCTATTATCTAGTAGAGCTAACAGCACATCAACAGGATCGTGTAGTACAACTAGAGGTTTAAGTGAAGGTGGAGGAGCAGGAGGAAGTAGTGTTGTAAATGAAATAGAATACATCACAATGGCTTCAGTCGGTAACGGAACAGACTTTGGAAATTTGACTGTTGCAAGAGAAGTTCCTGCTTCTTGTAGTTCGCCAACAAGGGGTGTAACTGGAGGAGGAGCTGCACCAGGTGCATCAAATGTTATGGATTATGTTACGATTGCAAGCACAGGGGACTCTACTGATTTTGGCGATTTAACAGAAGCGAGAACAAGAAATGGTGCATTATCTTCTAGTACAAGAGGTGTTTTTTCAGGAGGAGATCCAGGACCATCACTTGCAAATATAATAGATTACATAACAATAGCATCAACGGGTGACGCTACAGATTTTGGTGATTTACTTAATGGTCAAACAGGACCAAATGGAATGAGTAATAATGTTAGAGGTGTTTTCTGTGGAGGTAGAATATCACCTAATAACATAAATGTATTACAATTTATAACTATTGCATCTACTGGTAATGCTCAAGATTTTGGAGATTTATTAGAAGTTAAAGAAGGGGTTATGTGTGGCTCTGATTCACATGGAGGCTTACAGGGATAATGTCTAATTCAGGAAAAGTTTGGGATACTAGAGAATCTTATAAAAAACAAAGAGCTAATGCTTGGTCTAGAGGACAGCTGGGTTTATTTGCAGGTGGATCAACTCCCAGTGAAATTAACACAATACAATCAGTAATACCAGCAACAACAGGTAATGCTGTGGACTTTGGAGATTTAAGAAGAACAGAGTCAAATTTTGGAGGGTGTGGTAATTTTATAAAAGCTGTTTTTGGAGGAGGGGAACCTGCAACAAATATTTTAGAATATGTGCATTTTGCAACAAAAGGTAATGCATCTGATTTTGGTGATTTAAGTGTTGCAAGGAATGCATTACAAGGTAATGCAAATAATACTAGAGGGTTAATGGCAGGAGGAGAAGATCCTGGTTTTTCAAACGTAATAGATTTTTTTAGCATAAATACTTTAGGTAATGCTGTAGACTTTGGAAATCTTACAGTTTCAAGATCTATGTTAGCAAAAGGTGAATCATGTTCTCCATCAAGAGCTTTATTTGCTGGTGGAATAACACCATCTTCATCAGATGTAATAGATTTTGTTACTATAGCTACAGCGGGTAATGCTACAGATTTTGGAAATTTAACAGTTGCTAGAGGTCAAGGTTTCGGTGCTTCAGCTTCATCTACCAGAGCTGTTTATATGGGAGGTGGTCAACCTGATGCTGTAACTAACGTAATAGATTTTGTAGAAATAGCTTCTACAGGTAATGCATCTGATTTTGGTGATTTAACTCAAGCAAGAACAAGATCTGCAGGAGTTGGAAATAGTGTAAAAGGTTTATGTGGAGGTGGAGAAAGTGACCCTAGTAAATATGATATAATAGACTCTGTCACCATAGCTACAGCAGGTAATGCAACTGATTATGGAGATTTGCTTGCAACAAACGCTTTACTTACATCAGCTTCAAATGGTCATGGTGGTATAGAAATTGGTGAACTACAACGTCCATCAGTAAACTATATGCCTGGATCAGGGAGAGGATGGGTTTCAGGAGGACAAACTCCTAGTAGTATAAACAGAATTGAAGTATTACATATACCCACTCTTGGAAATAGTTCAGATTGGGGTGATCTTACTACTGCAAATCTTGCTCAAGGAGCAGTATCATCTATTACACGAATGGCTGTTTGTGGTGGAATTGATCCAAGTATTTCAAATAGAATAGATACTTTTGAAATGGCTTCTAGAGGAAATGCTTCTGATTTTGGTGATTTAACACAAGCCCGATATACTCCTGCAGCTGCTGCTAATCAAACAAGAGGTATTCTTGCAGGTGGTGAACATTCAGGTGGGGTTAGTGATGTAATAGACTATATAACTATAGCGACTGTTGGTAATGCTACAGATTTTGGAGATTTGACAAATGAACAAAGAGGTGCTGCTGGTGTTAATAGTAAAACTAGAGCTTGTTTTGGTGGTAATGAAAGTTCTCCAACAAATTTAATAAATTATGTAACCATGGCTTCAACTGGTGATGCAACAGATTTTGGAGATTTAAGTGTGGCTAGAAACTTAGTATCTGGAGTATCAACTACAGTAAGGGGTGCATTTGGTGGAGGTAGAGCACCAGGCGACTCAGATGTTATAGATTATATAACTATTGCTAGTACAGGAGATGCAACAGATTTTGGAGATTTAACTTCTGCTAGACAAAATACAGGTTGTACTAGTAATAATCTTAGAGGTGTGTTTATAGGAGGAGGAAAAGCTGGAGTAGGAAGTGGGATACAAAATACTATAGATTATATTACAATTGCTTCAACTGGAAATGCTTCTGATTTTGGTGATTCAGTAGATACAGCTACTGGTCGTAGCAAAGGAGTTAGCTCAGATTCACACTCAGGTTTACCAAATTAATTATCCCCCTCAAAATTTAACAAGGGATATATGAAAGACGAACTGTTACAACTATTTGCAACACCTTTATTAATAACAAAGTATGAAGGTAGTTTAGAAAAAGAAACAAACTACATAAATAATTTACCATATATAGAACAAAAAGGTAATGGTAATTTTAAAACTAAAGATAGTTATTTATTAGAAATAGAAGAATTAAAAAATATTAAAAATTTTATTTACGAAAGTATAAATAAATTTACTAAAAATATATTTCAATCAGATCAAAGATTAGTAGTTACACAATGTTGGGCTAATAAAAATCCACCAGGATCAAAGCATCATGAACATGTTCATCCTAATAGTATATTAAGTGGTGTATTTTATTTAATACAAGATAAAACATTACCACCTATACAATTTAATAAAACAGTACAATGTGCAATGAAATTAGATCCTAAAAAATATAATAATTTAAATTCAGAAACATTTTTATTACCTTGTACAAATGGTGAGTTAATATTATTTCCATCAAATTTAAAACATAGTGTGCCTATAAATAATGGAAAAGAAGCAAGGTTAAGTATATCATTTAATACATTTAGTGTTGATGTATTGGGTTCTGAAAACTCCTTAACACATTTAGATATAAGGAGGATAATGAATGAACACAATTGAAGATTATATAATAGTTGAAAATACTATACCAAAAAAATTATGTAAAGAATTAATAGATGAGTGTAGTAAAAAAGAATGGAAAAAACATACTTGGAATAATTATGCTACAGGAACTTTTGAATCTGAACCTACAAAAGAGTTAGATGTTATGCCTTGTACAAAAGAACAGCAAGAAAAAATTACACCATATTTAGTTGAAGCATTAGGTAGATATCAAATAAAAGTATCTGTACCAGGAGAAAAAACTGAAGGTCCTTTCTTAACAAAATTTAGTCCTATAAGATTTAATAAATATGAAGTAGGTAATACTATGAGAAAACATTATGATCACATTCATAGTATATTTGATGGTAAAATGAAAGGTGTACCAATAGTATCTATTGTAGCAAATTTAAATGAAGATTACGAAGGATCAGAATTTATGTGTAGAGAAAAAGAAATAAAATTAAAAACAGGAGACATATTAATGTTTCCATCAAATTTTATGTATCCACATGAAGTAAAAGAAACAATAAAAGGAGTACGTTACAGTTTTGTAAGCTGGGCATTTTAATGGCTAAAAAATTTAAAGATTTTGTACCAAGACCAAAACCTAAAAAACGTCCACGAATACATAAAAAACGAAAAAATAAATCAGAAAAACGAATGTTTAAAAAATATAATCGACAGGGGAGATAATGGCGACACTTCAACCAGGTGCATTGACACCTTCACAAACACAGCAGACTAGCAGTAAAAAAGCTGTTAGTTTAATAGATAGTTTATTAAATACACCTACATTAGCACAAGGTACATCAATAACTCCAACATTACAAAATGTACAAACAAATGAGTTAATGGCAACTCCTGGTGTTACTGGAACTGTTGCTGCTCAAAGTGCAACTGCTGCTGCCCCTAGTGCTACTGCTGCAACTGGAGCAACAGGTCAAACTGTTGCAACAATGACTCCAGCAACTGCATCACAATTTACAGCTTCAACTATTGGTACAGCACCAACAATGACCGCTGCTCAAGGAACTGTAACTCAACCTATGACTGCAGCTCAACAATCATTAGCTAACATAGATCCAAGAGCAACTGTTCAAGGTCAATTGGAAAATATATCTACTGATATACAACAATCATTACAGCAAGGCACACCATTACCCGCATTTGCTAGAGGAGCTGCTGAAGCTGCTAAAGCAACTATGCAAGCTAGAGGGTTAGGATCTTCTACAATGTTAGCTGAAGCAATGGCTGAAGGTATAATGAGATCTTCTATACCAATAGCACAAGCTGATGCTGAAGTTTATAAACAAACTATATTTCAAAATTTAGCTAACAACCAACAGGCTGCTGTTATAAATGCACAGGCATATCTACAGATGGATATGGCTAATCTATCAAATAATCAGCAAGCTAACTTACAAAATTTACAAGCACAACAACAACAACTATTAACTGATAATGCTGCTAGAAATGCTGCATTACAATTTAATGCAACTAGTCAAAATCAAGTTAATCAATTTTATAGTAATTTAAATACTAGCATTCAACAACAAAATGCACAAAGAGCTGCATCAATATCTCAGTTTAATACTGCAGAAAAAAATAAAGTTGAGGCATTAAATGCTAAAAATGCTACAGCAATAGCTGATGCTAACGCACAAAGAGAGACTGCGATTAATCAGTTTAATTCTACGCTATCAGATCAAAGACAAAGATTTAATGTAGAGAATCAAAGAATTATAGATCAATCAAATACGGTTTGGAGAAGACAATTAAACACAGCTAATACACAAGCTGTTAATGCTGCAAATGAAACTAATGCAGAAAATTTATTAAACTTATCTAATTTTGCATTATCATCATTATGGCAACAATGGAGAGATGAAGCATCTTGGGTAAATCAATCTTCAGAGAATGAACAAAATAGAAATCATAACTTAGCTGTTGCAGCTTTAGAAAGAGCTACAGCTTTTGATTTACAAAACTCTGCACAGACATCAGCACTATATGCTATGTTAGGTTCATTTGGAATGAATATCTTTTCTAAATATGTAACTAAAAAACCATAGGAGATTAAATGTCAAGTAAAAGTAATTTAACAAAAGTTTTTGAAAACGCAAGTAAAAATCTTTTTGACACAATGAGATATGATTGGGGTATTGGTTATATGGAAGAGCAAATGCCAGAGAAAAAAGAAATACCAGATAGAAAAAGAGGTGAAATTGAACCTTCTAAAAAAACTAGAATGGAAAGATTAAAAGAATCTATAGCCGAAGCAGGTGCAGAACCAGCATCAATATATAAAGCATATCAAGATCAATATAGAATGATGTTAGAAGCAGGTAAGATGGCTCCTAGTTTTGCAGGATCTAAATTTAGACTAGGTGTTAGACAACCATCAATGGCAGGCACTTC